AACGCAAAGGCGGCCTCACACGTCCCTATGCAGCAGGAAACCCAACCGACAACCCCAACGTGGGTGAGATCGGAAAAGTGAAAGAAAGAGAACTCGCAGTGGAAAAATGCGTGCTTCCGTTCTACGAAAACATCGACAATTACAAAGGCTACACTGTAGTTACCGGACAGATGCCTGTCGATAATAAAGAAAAGAAACACCCCCTCGAAAGGATGATTCTCGAAGAAGTGGTAAAGACAGTCACAGAAGACTGCATTGACGCCATGTTCCATGCTAAACGCGATACCTCAGACCTCACGCCCATGGGTATGTTCGACGGGCTGAACGAAATGATCGACGCCGAAATCGTTACCGGAGAAATAGCTGCTGCAAAAGGAAACTACGAAGCTACCGGAGCCATATCTCTTCCTTCAGGAACTTCTGACACAGACGCTATCGACAAAGTCGTTGCTTTTGTTCGTGCAGGCCACGCCAAACTGAAAAAGAACGCTATCCTGGCCATCGACCCTGAAACCCTGTATTTCGCTATCAAAGCCCTGGAAAACAAAACCATCAACCACTCACTGGTGAACTTTGAAGCGCTGCTCAACTACGTACGCTCTATCTGCCTCGCCCCGACTTTGCAGATCGTCAGCGACGAATGTCTCGGCACCGGCGGACGCCTGATCATGTACAGCCCCGGCAACCTCGAATTCGGCATGAAAACACAGACCGACAAGGATTTCGTACAGGTACGCAACCCGTATTCAGACCCGAACTGGGTACAGTTCTGGTGTCAGTTCGAAGCAGGTACGCGCATCCGCAGCATCCACGCCAAGAGCTTCATCGTCAACGACCAAACAAACACGGCAGTTGAATTAAGCGGTGACTACCGCTCCTAACAGGATAGGGGAGCAATCCCCTTTCCTTTTATAAACTCTTAAAATTAAGGAGAAAAAAAATATGAAAAGATCACCAAAAATCTTAAAATCGCTGGCCTTCATGCTGTCGCTTCTGATCATTGCATTTGTGGGCTTTAGTATGTTCAACGGTTCATTCGATGTGGCCGGAGGCCTTACATTGGCTGCCATACCTTTTGCCTTTACCAACCTTGCCGAGATAACTACCATTGAACACAACGACGGAGATGAGAATATGGGAGGGTTCGGTCAGGTAATGTATATAGGTTTGCGTAGCCATATTGCAACTTACCCAACTATACCGGCACAGACAACTCCGACAACTATGGATGAGCTTGTAGCGCTACAGGGTAGTTTTACATTTGCAACCGATAAGAACTTTATTAAAGTATTTGCCGCACCAGGTTCGATCTCTGTAGATCCTGAAACCCAGGGCGAATATCCCGGAGCAAAATCTTTCAGACTTAAAGGAAGCTTCATTATTCCAGGCATGAAAGGAACGCAACGGGCTTTGGCAAGAATACTGAATAATAGTTACGGAGTTGTGATCATCCCTGAAGAAGACGGAACAAGGACGTGTTATGGTACAGAGCAGCGCCCTGTATACTTCATCCCGAAAGGACAAAGCGGAAAGAAAGCATCCGATACCAAGCACTTTGAATATTCCTTTGAAACCGATTCCTTTGTACCAGGTTACAGCTACAACGGAACTATTGTTCTTGACGGTTCAACATTACCCGCAATATCCTAATCATGAAACTTTTCGAAAGAACTGGAATTAAGGCCCCGGGCAGGATGAATATCCTGCTCGATGGCCGTTTTCAGACCATAGCATTAGACGACCTTCCGGATGATAAGCTCGAACAGCTATACAACAACGGATGTCCTTATGTGAAACGCACTGAAGAATTCTATAAGTCTTTACCTAAAAAAGAAAAGATCGTTATGAAGGATATCAAAGTGAAAACAAAAACCCAAAAGCACAAGTAGCCATAATTTGTAGTTTTATATTTGAAAAAACCTCGCATTTGCGGGGCTTTTTTTTGTCCTTTCATGTCGTCATGACGTGTTATTATTTTGTATAAAAATTCAGAAATGAAAGTCGGTATCTTTATTCTTCATTATAATACGCCTGAGCTTACGGAACAATTGCATAGAATGGTTCCTGAAGCTATCATTATTGATAACGGCTCGGATAAAGGTAAAAAACCGATAGTGTTCAGCGAAAGCAGGAAGTATTCCGACTGTAATATCCATTTTCTTGACAGAAATTATGGCTTCACCATCGGATGGAATAAAGCTATAAAAGAGTTTTATCATAAGTACGATGCTTTCTGGCTCATGAACTCTGATATAGTCATCAGCCGGAAGTCAGTTGACAGGATTTGTCAACTGGCACAACGGGACGATGTACATTTTATCACGCCATCGTTTAATTGTTGGATAAAACAATGCCGTAATCAGAATACCAGCGATATCCGCAAGGTGAAAGTAATGGAGTTTACCGCACCGCTGATTAAGAAGTCAGTGTTTGATAAAATTGGTTTATTCGACGAGAGTTTCTCCCTGGGATGGGGCGTGGAGTTTGATTTTTGCTATCGTGCTGCAGCAGCCGGGTTCAACATACATGTGGACGATGCCAGCAATTTTTATCACATTGGCCACAAATCTATTATCAGCACAGGAAAGCACCAGCAGTATTATACTAAAGCTGCACAGGAATGGAAGATCAGTATGCAGCGCAAATACGGAAGCCAGTGGCAATATAAATTATATGGTAACGAAAATTTCAGAAACGAAATACGATATGCAGAAATATAAAGTAACCGTACTCATGCCGGTATTCAATACTCCGGTTGATCAGATATCGATGGCCGTGGAGTCTGTGCTGAGACAAAAATTCACTGATTTTGAATTGCTGATAATTGATGATGGATCTACGCTTCAGGAACTGCTTAATTATTATGAACAAATTAAAAATGACCGTATCAGGATCATCCGTAAAAAAGAAAACTCAGGTATAGCCAAAACATTGAACTACGGCCTTACATTATGCACTACAAACCTTGTTGCCCGCATGGACAGCGACGACATTGCCCGTGATACCTGGCTGGGGACTATGGTGGCGTTTATGGATTCCAACCCCGAAGCTGCTATATGCGGATGCCAGATACAGCCTTTCGGAATATACAACACTCCTACAAACCACCCGGCCTTAGTTACCAAAGATTTGATATTGCGTAAAAAAATTGAATGGTTCCTAAACCATCCCGGCGTAATCTACAAAAAAGACGTGGTGTTGTCCGTCGGTGGGTATGATGAAACCATCATCTACCGCGGCGAAGACTTCGCCTGCTGGATGAAGCTGCTGAAAGCCGGTTATATCATTTATAACGTGCCGCAGATACTTATAGACTATCGCGTTACCGCATGGTATAATAAACCAAAAGAAGACCTGGCTATCAGGGACAGGTACAAAAATATGCTGGCAGAAAAAGAACCTGTGATTTGCTGTATGGCTACTTTCCCTGGCAGGGCATTTGCTTTGCAGGAAGTTGTGGCATCGCTGCTGCCTCAGTGCGACGAGATGCATATCTACCTGAACCATTATGAAACGGTGCCCGATTTTCTTAAACATAAAAAAATAACAACCTATCTTTCCAAAGATCATTACGGAGATCTGGGAGCAGTAGGCAAGTTCTTCCCTATTTTTGAATTTTCAAAGACCGGGTATATATTCACAGTAGATGATGATATTATATACCCTGCATCTTATGTCCGCGATACCATTGCCGCTATTGACCGCTATCAACGCCAATGTGTGGTAACTTATCACGGGCGCATCTTCCATCTCGACCGCAAAATTGAGTCCTATTACAAAGACTATAAGTATTGTGTGAACTACAAAGGTACACAGCCCCGTGATGTGGAACTGCATACCGCCGGTACCGGCGTGATGGCCTTCCATTCTTCGCTGCTCAGTCTGTCGCTTGAAGATTTTAAAAAAACCAATATGGCCGATCTGTTCTTTTCAGCATGTTGCCTGAGAAAGAATATCCGCATCATGGGACTGAAACATAATACCGGGTATTTCACCGACAGCATCCGGTTCGACAAGAACAACAGTATCTCGTACCTATTTCATATGAACGACGAATACCAGACAAAATTCGCAAACTCATTAAATTTTAAACACATAAAACCTTTTAACAATGACAAAACAACAGTTTGAAAAAGTACTCTCAAATCCTTCATACAAGGAACTTTGTGAGATTTACAAAGCACACGGTAAAGATGCTAAGAAAGCAGCTTTTCTTGCTCAGGTTGCTGATGCCCAACCTGGATCCATTCACTTTAACATGGTACTGAAAGAAGTGAAAGACATCTTCCGCATCATGAAAAACAATAACGCCTTTACAGCAGAAGCCTTTCATGTAGCTCCTGCACCGGTGATAAAAATTGAACAGAAAGACATTTTGCCACCGGTGAAATCCCGCCCTATCATCGACCATAACCCACATGTGAACCGTGCCGACCTGCCGGAACACCTTCAGAAAGCCTTTGACGATAACGGAAAGATGGAATCGGAAAACAAAACAATGTTCGCCGAGATGAAGGTAGCTAAAACTAATGATGAACGCAAACGCCTGCTGAATGCGATCTGCGAGAACGAAGAAACACAATCGGCCAACTGGGCTGCGATTGATACCTGGTGGGAACATAAAGACGACAAACCTCAAGAACCTGAGAAAAAAAAGTATCTTTCACCTGCTGATATAGCTTCCAAAATAGAAGCAGCAAAAAACTACATCCGCCGTTACAGCGACAGCAAAAATGCAAAACAACTGGAGAAGGTGGAACGCGAAAAGAAATTCCTCAAGGACAACGGGGTTAAGTGGACATTAAAGCCAAAGAAGTAATGATCACCGAGCTAAAGGATATCACAATAGTTCCTGGACAAAGCTGTTTCGTATGTCCGGGTAAGAACACATCTTTTCATGATGTCATTGAAAAGATCTTTGAATGTACCGGCCCTGCTGAACTGGCACTGGCTTCTTATTCGGTTTCTGAAAACTCCCTGCGTGTGCTGCACAGGATGAAGTCAGAAGGATTAATAACAAAACTTACTTTCCTGTTCGACAGGTCGGTTAGAACACATAAACTAAACTTGCTGGCCTTTGCCGCCAACTTTTCAGATGAGATATTTCTCGACAATTCTCACATAAAGCTGGCGCTGATCAACAACGATCAGTATAATGTAGCGGTGATAACCACGGCCAACATCACGGAGAATGAACGATGGGAATATTATCTTATAGCTGCCACCACTGATTTAATAATGGAGTCAACACAAATGTTATCATATCTTTTGACATTTTCTGAAAAATTTATATGGAATGGATCCGGAACAGCTAAAATTGGTTGAAGAATATGCATCATTATTTTTTACACCGGAAGAAATTGCCATTTTGATAGATTTTTCTGATGAAGAACTAAAAAAACAATTGAGAAAAAAGGACTCTGATGTTTACCGTGCTTATATGAAAGGAAAACTAACCACAATGATGAATATCAGGCGGCACCAGATAACGCTGGCCCGCAACGGAAGCCCAAAGGCAGAAGAATATATTGATAAGCTGATCCGCCTGCAGAATGCATCTGAAACCAATTTGTAATGCCAAAGAACAAAAAAGCTATCGAAACCCTTGCAAAGATTGAAGAAAACCTCTTTAAAGACAAGGAGAACTTTAAAACTCAGATGTCTGATAAAGAGTACCAGATAATGCTCAGGTACCAGCAGACTTTCGTGTATTGGAACGAGCACCCGGAAAAGACTAACCGGCAGATCATTGATTATCTTACAGACACTTTTGGTGTAGGCCGCAGCCAGGCATATAACGACCTTCCAATTATTCAAAGGCTTCTTGGCAACGTGAACGAGTCTAATAAAGCATGGACACGCCACCGGCTGTCAGAACTGGCTTTACAGGGATATCAGAAATCTTTGGCAGCAGAGAACCTGGTTGCAGCGGCTATTTTTCTTGAGAAACTCGGAAAGTATAACAAGCTTGATCAGAACGACGAAGATGGTATTGACTGGAAAAGCCTTCCTGTACAGGAGATGGAACCTACAGGAGATATCCGAGTGCTATCGGAAAACCTTTACAATAAAGACATAGAGTCCATACGTGCCAAAGTAAGGGCACGGTACAAGAACAACATCCAGGATGTGGATTACAAAGAGGTGAATGATGCAGAAGTCTAAGAAATGGTTTAATAATGCACAGCTCGAAGCGATGATGATAGCCGCTAACAATGAATTTGTTGTGGCTTCGCGCGGCTTCGGGAAATCCGAAGGCATTGATGCGCCGCGTCTGCTGCGCAACGTGGTGGCTATGCCAGGCGGCTCCGGCGCCCTTCTTTCTCCTACCTATTCAAAACTTTTAAGTAATACCTTACCCGCCGTATGCCATGCCCTGGATCGTATGGGGTACAAACGCGACATACATTACTTTGTCGGACGCAGGCCGCCCAAAGATATGAAGTTTGAAAAGCCCATCATTGAGCCTTTCAAGTGGGATTACGTCATGTCCTGGTACAATGGATCCATCGTGCACCTGCTTTCTTTTGACCGGCCCATGTCTGCCAACTCGCTTAACCTGGACTGGATCATGGGCTTTGAAGCTAAATATCTGGACTATAAAAAGATTGTGGACGAAGTATTTCCGGCTAACCGCGGCAATGAACAATACTTTGGCAACTGCCCGTGGCATCATGGG